TTAAATAGTAAGAGCTACCTGCTAAACCACTATAAGCCTCCACCCAAATATGAGGTCGAGCAATAGAAAGAAGTCTTATTTCTTCTTGAGTATGTCTGTCTTGGAAAGTAAAGTTTAAAGTTAAAGTACTTTCGAAGTAGGTGCTACCGTTCTCTCTAGAGCTTGTTACTGTTGTTTCAAAAGTGGAGTTACCTTTTAAATCAAACTGATATAAAGTAGGAGATCCAGCTATTCCTGAAATCTCGAAATCAGTAATAGTAATAGCTCCTAATCCGCCAAAATCTGCAAAATAAACTGACTTTAAGCCACCTACTCCTGATTTGCAGGGTACTTTTCTACCTTTTGTTAATACACACGCCATATTATATAGTTATTATAAAAAGGGCAGAATTAACCACCCCTTTAAAGTTAGTTATTATGAATAGTAAACGATATCTGATCCTACTCCTGTTTGACATCCTGCTGTCCATCTAAGAATTACTCTTACATTGCGACTACCATCTTTGTCTGCCATGTCAATAAATTGGACAGATCCTTGTTTGCTGTCCTCTACTAAACCAGTTCCCCAGAATAAGTTAGATTTTGGAGTTAATACCATTTTGTTATTACCCATTCCATTAGCTACGAAAACTGGGATACCTTCAAAAGTTAATTGTTGGTTATTACTAAACCAAGAAGTTCCTTTATTATCAATACCAGCAGCACCTAAGCCTGAAGTTCCAAAACCTCCAAGAGCTCTAATATAAGCTCTAGCTACATTAGTGGAAACATAAAGCGTAAGATCCGAAGCTGCTAAAGAAGCAATGCTTGCTGCATCAACAACTGCTCCCATTTGAGCAATTACATTTGCCGCAGTTACTGCCGAAGCTGCTACATCTACTACTGTAGAATCATCATAACATAATTGCTGAAAACCATCGTAGTCATCAGCTCCTGAAGTACCTTGCCAGATAGAAGTTTCTGTTGCATCTGCAACCTGAGCGGCTACTCTTGAAATTACATACTCCTCGAAAGACGCAGGAATTTCAGCATAAGCAGAATATCCCATCTCTGTAGCCTGCCATTCTTGTTCCATGTCAGATTTACACAATTGGACATTGGTTTGCAGTTCCATCGTTGTGAGTACTTTCTCTGTTAGTGTTAAAGTTGTTGTAGAAGTGTCAAAATCACAACTAGCCCCTTTAACTACATTTGCCCAAGCACCAACCTGTAAAACAGATTTATACCTGACGTTAGGCATAATTGTTACTGCTCCTGCATCTAAAGTTGATGCACTCAATAACGCTGCCCCTAATATTTTACCACTAAATTCACCTGCATAAGTGCCAGCGGTATAAGTTGGATTTGCCATTTTTAATTGTTTTTAATTATTATACATTTTATTTAATACTCTATCTAAAGAATTTTGCTGTCTATTTTGAGCATACTTTAGATTGTATTTCTTTTTTACTTCTGGACTATGAGTAATTGGTTCTGCCGCAGGTGTTTCTGATAACTGCTGTTTAACTTCTTCCTCTAGTTTTTTATAATCTTCTTTTTCGCCTAGTCGCTCTTTTATATCAGCGATAGCATCTTCTAAATTATCAACTTTGTTTTTTAATTCTTCATAAGACTTCGCCCAGTCTGCTTTTTCAGCAGGACTTTCTTCTTCTGCCATATCTTTTTCTTCTGCTGGTACTTCATCTGAAACCTCTCTATAATCAGCAATAATTCCTTCTTCTTTAACAACAAGAAGCTTGCCATCCTCCATTACATACTCTCCAACTGGCATTGCTACTTTATCATCATCTGTAACGATAAAAATTTCGTCTCCTTCTTTAAATGATTCTGATTCTACTACTGTCCCATTTTCTAACTTAGCTTGTGCTAGTTCTACTTTGGTTTCTAATTGAGTTTCTTCGATTGTTTCTTCTTTAGTTTCTTCAACTTTATCTTCTGTAAGAAAAGTTTTTATTTTGTTTAAGATTTCTGTTGATTTCATATTACTATTGATTTCATATTATTATAACGTTATTAAAATTATATTTGCATTTTTATATTTTGCCTATTCCTTGATTTATTATATTCCCCTTACAGCATTTAACGGAATAAGTACCATCTTCACAAAGACAGGCTCTGCGCCCACCCTTTGGACTTGTTCTACTTGGAGTTTCAAATTGTTTCATATTTTGAATCTTTTTGCTTGTTTACTTTTTTCATCAAAAAAATCATCTATCGCTTTTTGATATTTATTATCTATGTCAACGCCTAAATCTTTAGCAGCATTTGTATAAGTACCAAGCAATTTAATATAATTAATAGTTTGATAAGCATTTAAAACATCTCGCATATCTTGAAGTAAGCTAAACCTTTCTGTCATTATCCTTTTACCTTCACTTTCTATTTTATTTGTAGCATTTACTATTTTTTTGTAATCATTTTCTAAATCATTAATTAATGCTAGTTCTACTTTATGAATAGCTAGCTCTGTTTTTCTAAATAGTCTTTTATTTACTTTGCCCTGTGTATTTACTTTACCTTGTGTATTCATATTTCAAATTGTTTCATATTTATAAACTGAATTTTCTGAGTTTATCTATTGCTGTTTGACAAGATATTTTATAATCAGCTACTTCATTGTAAGCTCGTTTAAAGTTTTTTCCTACAGTTGTACTATCTAAATCTACACCTAACATTTTAGCAGTTTTTTGTCCTCTTTCGTATGCACTATCAATATCACTTGTTAATTTATCTAATTTTTTAATTGCAGATTTCATTTGACTTGTTGCATTTAAAACTTCTTGTAAAGCATCTCTACGACCATCATTAAAAATACTCTGTGCTTTTTGTCCTTGTTCTTTTAATTGACCATCGAGTGCTAATTCAAATTTATTTACATTGCTAAACATCATTTTATTTACCTTGCCTTGTGTATTCATTTTATATTTTAGATTTTAATTCACTAATATATTCTTTTGCTTCTCTTGTTTTTTGTGCAACTTCGTTCGGAATATCAACACCTAAATCTTTAGCAGCTTTTTCAAATTTGTTTGAGGCATCAATAGAGTTTTCAAACTCTCTAAGTGCTGCTAAATAAGTTTTTTTTACTTCTTGCATTTCTTTCTCTGCTTTTTGCATAAATCTAAATCCTGCAGCCCAAGCTGAATCAAAATCATTCATTATAGTTAATTCTATTCTTTCTCCCTCTTTAATAATTGTTCTAATTGTAGATAGTTGTTCTTGAGCTTGCATCTCCATATCGTTTATTGGTTCTTTAGGTCTTTCTGCTTTATCAGCAAAGTAACCTTCTATTGAGAAGCCTTTAACCTTACCTGTCTTTACAAATTCCTCCCATACCTCATCATTAGAAACTTTAATTGAACCCATCCAAGTTCCTATAGTTGGAGTTAAGCCATATTTGCGAGATTTATCGTGTACTTCGTCCTCTACCAACCAACTTTCTACAAGGGTAAGTCCCTTTAAAGAGTGTTGGTGTTCTAAAGTAGCGTTGTTTTGATTGCCATTCATTAAATAAAGTTGGGATGCTTTCTCTATTGTCTTTTTTGAGAAGTAAATATAGTACTCATCTTCGCCTGTTTTTCTATAAATGGGACGATTTGGCACTAGCAAAGCTCCCATTAAGATTCGTTTCTCGCTAGATACTTCAGCAAGTTTAATTTCTTGAGCCTTTAGCATAATAAAATCCTCCTCTATTGCCCCAGCGGAGACCAAAGAAATAGCCTCTATTCCTGAAAAGATACCATCTCCTAAAATAAGCTCAATTATCTTCATATATATATAACGATTAATTTATTTTTTTTGTTTATCCTAGACTTGCACCTGTAATAATGTTACGATCTAACTCTTGAGCGGTAGTAACGTCATTAGAAACTACAAATGCTTGCATAGGCGGTTGACTAGACATAATATCTGCAATTTGATTACCTGTGCTTTGCCCTACAATATTAAAATCAGGGGCTTGTGTAGGAGCTGCTGTTGGTATATCTCCAAATGATCCTAATGCCCCTGATACTTTTGCTTTAGTCTTTGAAACAGCTTTTCTAACAGACTTTATAATTGCTAGACTCTGTGCAATAGCCATTATAATCGTTATAATGTTTTGTGGAGGTCCTATTTTAGAAGCCTTAGAAACATTTTCAGCCGCATCAACTCCAGCACCCCCTATAGCTTGTGTTCCTTTAAATGTAATACGCTTTAAATCCATTATAGTTTCTTTTAACATTAAAGCTTGTTTTGCAATTAATAAGGCTTGTCCAATTCCAGACTCAGCATCAGCAAATTGTGATATTGCATCAACAACCATTAGCTTGTTTTTTATCTTTTGTTTGTCCATTGTAATTTCAGCATCGGCTACTTCTCTTTGTCGTGTTAAATTTGTTTGTCTTGATTGCTCTGTAAAGTCATCTAAAGCTATCTGTGCGTCAATTTTAGCCTGCGTACCTGCATCAGCATTGTCAATTATCGCTTGCAGTCTAACAGTCTCTTGTTCTGCTTCTAAAAGGTCAATTCTTTGTAATTCTTTTAATCTTAATTCTTCGTCTTGTATTAATTCAGCATTAAATCTTTTTCTTTCTATTGATAAATGGCTTTCACTTTCTAGCTTACTATTAGTTAATTCTATTTGTTCTTTATCCAAAGCAACAGCATTAGATTTCTGCTCTGACATAAAGCCCTCTATTTGAGCCTCTACTGCTTTCTCCTCGTTTAGAGCTTGTTGTAAAACAAGGTAATCTTCTTCTTTTCCTGTTAAATTAAATTGCGCCTGAGCTTGTTTAATCATTATAGCTACATTTT